ATACACTGAATACAAAGAATGTAGTCAATGGATGTCCTCACCATGTTGCTCACATGTATTGTGGTTGGAAACAATCTCCATTTACTCGAGCATACGTCATTACAGCTGACGGAGGTGGTGACGATGGTGTATTTAATGGATATGAATTACATGCAAATGGTACATATCATAAGCACTGGCATAGTCACGCTAACATGGGAAGAAACATGAACGTATTAGGCTGTCTTGTTCATGATATTGCAGACAGAACAACAAATAGATTAGACATTGCTGGTAAAGTAATGGGCTTAGCTGCTTATGGTAAATTTAATAAACCATTAATGATAGAGCTGAAAAGACTAATAGAAGATAATAAGATTAACAACATGGTAATTGATCATAGAAAATCTGATAAAGTAGTTCATTGCTTAGATAACTTAAAAAAATTAATTAATATAGATGATAAGTTATTTTATGATGAGTTCTTAATTGAAAGAACAAAAATACTAAAAGATAAGCAATTCAATACTGGTCATTGGTGGACTCAGGAAGGAAAAACTGATGAACAAAAAACAAATTCATATACATCACTTGAGGGACAAGACGGATATGATTTTTGTTATAATTTACAAAAAGCAATAGAACAAATAGTCATTGAAAAAATAAATGAGAACTATAGCCTAATGCAAAATCAGTATCAAAATAATCTCATATTCAGTGGAGGAGTTGCTTTAAACGTATTGGTAAACGAAAAAATTAGAAAAACCTTTCCAGATTTAAACGTTTACGTTCCACCAAATCCTGCAGATGGAGGACTATCATTTGGCACACTTGTAGAATACCAGGCAAGAGAAGATGAAAATATATCAAAAGCAAATATAACTTACTCAGGATTACCAATACTCGATGAGAGAAATGAATACTGGACAAAACACGATTTTGTAACTGAGAAAGATATAGCCGATAGATTAAAACAAGGGCAGATCATCGGTCTTATTCAAGGTGGCTCAGAAGTTGGTCCAAGAGCATTAGGTAATCGTTCAATCTTATGTGACCCATCAATTCCTGGTATGAAAGATAAACTCAATGCAGAAGTAAAGTTTAGAGAATGGTATAGACCCTTTGCACCAATATGTAGAAAAGAAGAAGCACATAAATATTTTATAACAGATAATTATGAGCATATGCAATACATGAGTTTTGCAGTGAAAGTAAATGAACAGCATAAGGAGAAATTAGCTGCTATTACGCATGTCGACAATACTGCAAGAGTACAAACAGTTACAAAAGGACAAAATAAAATTTTATATGAGATTCTTCAACATCACGGTGGAGTTCTCTTAAACACATCGTTTAATGTACAAGGTAAACCTATACTCAATACATTAGATGAAGCATTTCATATACTTAACAACACAGGATTAGACGCATTCGTTTATGATGGAACGAGAGGTCTACAATTATACGAGGTAAAATAATGAGTGATTATACATACGATTGTGTCATTAAGAAAGTCATAGATGGTGATACAGCGGATATAGATATAGATTTAGGCTTTGATGTCTGGTTAAAAGATCAAAGAGTAAGATTCATGGGTATTGATACACCTGAATCAAGAACATCTGACAAAGTAGAAAAAGTGTTTGGTAATTATGCAAAAGCATTTGTCAAAGAACATCTACCAGTTGGAAGTAAACAAACACTAGTTACATTTAAAGATGGAACAGGTAAATTTGGTAGAATACTTGCTGACTTTATGATACCACATCATGATGGCCATCAGAGCTTAGTTAAACTCATGATTAAAGAACATATTGGCGTAGCTTATTTTGGTCAATCAAAAGATGATATCGAAGAAGAGCATCTAAAAAATAGAAAATACTTAACAGAAAATAATATTGTACATTTAGATTAATTTATGGTATAATGTACTAAACATTTGAGGAAATATTATGGCTTACAATACTGTATTTGCAATTTGGGAAATCTTACAAAAGGTTGAAGTTGCTGCAAGTAAAAAAGAAAAAGTTGAACTACTTAAGAAAAATGAGAGTTGGGCATTAAAAGATACAATACGCTGTGCTTATGATCATGCGCTCGAGTTTAACTTACCTAAAGGTGCACCTCCGTATGTACCAAATAAACCAGAGTCAGCACCGTCTTCAATATTAAGACGATATAAAGAGTATTCTTACTTTATTAAAGGTGGTAAAGGAAAAGATTTACCAGACTACAAAAGAGAACAAATGTTCACAGGATTATTAGAATCAGTCCATCCAGAGGAAGCTATTTATCTAGTTAAAATGAAAGATAAAGAAGGTTTTCCTGGATTAACAAGAGCAACTATTAATGATGCATTTCCTGGATTGATTAAATCAGTTGACTAATGCCAACGTATACTTTTAGAAATAAGGAAACAGGTGAAATAATTGAGGAATTTTGTTCTATTTCACAGAGACAAGAAAAACTTGACTCAGGTAAATATGAACAGATAATTAATGCAAAACCAGATATCATATCGATGCGAGGTGATGCAATTTCTAAAACTTCTGGAGACTACCGAGATCTTTTAAGAAAGATTAAAAAAGGAGCTGGAAGAGGTAATACAATTAATGTTTAATGGAGATATAAATGGAACTTAAAGGTTCAAAAACAGAACAATGCTTAAAGGATGCATTTGCTGGTGAATCAATGGCAAACAGAAGGTACTTATACTTTGCATCAGTATGTGACGTATTAGGATATCCTGATGTTGCTCAAGTATTTCGTTCAACTGCTGAGGGTGAAACTGGTCACGCTCACGGACATATGGAATACTGTATTGAAGGTGGTGTTGGTGATCCAGGAACAGGACTACCAGCCAAATCACCGCAAGAAATCCTAGAAAGTGCTATCGATGGAGAGACACATGAATACACAGACATGTACCCAGGTATGGCAAAAACAGCGAGAGATGAAGGCTTTGAAGAGATTGCTGATTGGTTTGAAACACTAGCCAAAGCTGAAAGATCTCACGCAGGTAAATTTAAAAGAACTTTGGACGCAATAGATGAATAGAGAAGCAGTATTTGAGACCTTAAAGGTCGATGAAGGTGTCGTTTATGAAATTTATAAAGATCACTTAGGTTATCCAACATTCGGTGTTGGTCACTTGGTATTAGAGAGTGACCCAGAACACGGACAAGAAGTTGGTACACCAGTATCTGAAGATAGAGTAAAAGAGTGCTTTGAAAAAGATTTAGACACAGCAATTAGTGAGTGTGTAGAACTTTACGGTGCTCGATTTATAGACGATTGGCCAGACGAAGTGCAACAAGTGTTAGTTAACATGATGTTCAATATGGGAAGAACAAGACTTTCGAAGTTTAAAAACTTTAAAGCAGCTTTAGATGCAAACGATTGGAAAAAAGCTGCAGTAGAAGGTAGGGATTCTCTTTGGTACAAGCAAGTTACCAATAGAGCAGAAAGGTTAATGAAAAGATTAGAAGGAATATGAAAACAAGAATAATCGAAGCTCTGATTAAACATTTTGAAGCACACATTGAAAAACATAAGATTAACATTGAATTTTATCTTGAAAAAGGTGTAGGTGTTGCAGAGCATCCTGACGTGATGGACTCCATTGAAGGAGAACTAGCACAGATGGCCGATTATCAAGATAAAATAGAAATGATTAAGACTTATTTTAATGGCTAAATTTACAAGATTCGATCCGAGAAACAAAAAGAAAGGTAGACACAAAACACAAGCATTAAATAAAAGGGCTGGACCAAAAAAAGTAGTGTACAATCCGGCTTAATTGTGGTACAATAGCTATATTATGATAATTTTAGTTGATGCAGACGGTGTTTTATTAGATTGGGAACCAGCTTTCCACAGGTTTGTTTTACACAACAAATTTGCAACCAATGATATTGATGATACTCAATATCGTATGAGTTTAAAGTATGGTGTTCCTAGATCAGTTAGTGATATGTGGGTAAGACTATTTAATGAGTCCTGCTTTATGTCCTCTTTATCTCCATTAAGAGACTCAGTAAAGTATGTGAGGAAATTACATGAAGAGCATGGTTTCCTTTTCCACGTTATCACATCACAATCGAGAGTTTATCAAGCTCAGCAATTAAGAATAGAATGTTTAAAGAAAAACTTTGGAGATGTATTCGAAGGTTTTACTATTCTTGATACTGGTGCAGATAAACATAAAGGTGTAAGGAAATTTAAAGGCACTAATTATTGGTGGATCGAAGACAAACTAGAAAATGCTCTAGTTGGTAAAGAAGTTGCAGACCTTAATCCAATTATGGTAAGGCATAATCATACAGATATGGATTCTGTAAATGCTAACGACATACCATGTTACTGGTCTTGGA